CGCTGGAAAGGGCTTTTGGTCTTATCAAATGAGTACGCCAGCAGAGCAACTTGCACAATTGAACAAGCAATATCAGGATGCAATCAGGCGATCCGCCGAAAGAACCGGCGGTTACTATTCAGGCGAAGACCAGGAATACATTGACTCGCTGGTTGAGGGCGCAAGCACCGGGGTGTATTCAGCGCAAGACGTGTTTGCCGAACTCGATCGGCTTTATTCGGAGCGACCAGAATCAAACGATAGTGGCCAGTCTGCAGCCGAAGCCAGTTATATGGCCCAACAGAGAACCGATGCCTTTAGCAGAATGAAGGCATTGCTTTCCAGATTCGGGCTTCAAGATTTGGAAAACGCAGTCAAAACAATCATCACTTCTGGAACGGTCGACCTGCAGGATCCAGACGCAATCGTCTTCTCTTTGCGCGGAGAGTCGGCATACAAAAAGAGGTTTGCCGCCAACGCCGCTCGCGCCAAGGCTGGACTTCCAGAGTTGGACCCGGCAAGTTACATAGCGCTGGAAGAGCAGTATCGCCAACTGCTTGCGTCAAACGGATTACCCAACAATTTTTACAACGATCAAACAGATTTTGAAAAATGGATCGAGGGGGATGTTTCTCCAGCGGAACTTCAACAAAGGATTCAGGAGGGATACAGGGCCGTTGCGGACGCCGACCCACAAGTAAGGGCCCAAATGAAGGAACTCTATGACGTAAACGAAGGGGATCTTGCAGCCTATTTCCTTGATCCAGAACGCACAAAGCCATTGTTGACCACCAAGGAAAGGGTGCGCCAGGCCCAGGCTTCTTCCATTGCTGCCCGAGGACTCGAGCAAGGTGGCATGCAGTTGACCAAGGAAGAAGCAGAGGATTTGGCGTCCAGGGGCATAACAGCCGAACAGGCAGCCCAGAACTTCGGTGAGATGAAGTCGCTGTCCGGGCTATACCAACAAATGACCGGAGAAGAAGAACTGAGCAGACAGCAGCAAATTGGAGCCACGTTCCGCTACGACACATCTGCGCTGGAGGCACTGAAGCAAAGGCAGCGATCCAGAGTGGCTGCGTTTGAGGGAGGCGGTCAGTTTGCCAGGACTTCTGGGGCCACATCTGGAACCATTGAAACCGGAGCAGGAACCGCACAGTAGCCCTTGACAGCAACCGAGTTTGCTGTTAGTTTTCTGTTGTTCCATTTGGGACACCCGTCGGAGAGCCCCGGCTTCGACGTGCAACACAAGGGTGAAGCAGCCTTCGGACACCCTCCGCGTCCGAAGTGGGCAAGGAGTGAGACATGTCAGACGTCTACGAATCCGAAGACGAGGCACAAGAACAAACCGGAAAGAATCCAGTCCGAGCAAGAATGCGAGAACTGGAATCCGAGGTGAAGACTCTGCGAGAAAAAGCAGCAGAGGCCGAGAAGTTACAAAAGGAACTGGCGTTTTCAAAAGCCGGAATCCCGATGGATGCTCCGATGGCCAAGTACTTCATCAAAGGTTACGAAGGTGAGTTCACTCCAGAAGCAATCCGAAAGGCTGCAGAAGAAGCCAATCTGCTTCAGGCCCAAACCCCAACCGCTCCGGTTCCGGAGCAGCAGGCATGGTCCAGAATGCAGAAGGCAAGCACCGCTGGCGAAACCAGCGAACCTGTAGTCGATTGGAACCAAAGGATCAATCAGGCCAAGAGCGCGGATGAAGTGATGCAACTGCTGGCTCAAGCAAGGCAAGAAACACAAAACACTTAGCCCGGTGGGTCTCCCACTCGGGAGATTGGAAAAACCACAATGCCATACACTCAGATGTCGAGTCTGTCAACAGACCAGACAGCATTTGATCGGATTGCGTATTTCGCACTCCGCAGCGAACTCTTGTTCGACGCGGTTGCAGACGTGATGCCGGTCGCTCAGTCAATGCCCGGCTCGGCAGTGACCTTCACGATCTTCAATGACATCGCTGAGGCCACCACTCCGTTGACGGAAACATCAGACGTCAGTGCAGTTGCGATGAGCGACAGCCAAGTAACCGTGACCCTGACCGAATACGGCAATGCCGTGTCGACCACGGCCAAGTTGCGTGGCACGTCGTTCCTCGACGTGGATGCGGCTGCTGCCAACATCGTCGGCTACAACGCTGGTATCTCGATCGACTCGATCATTCGCGAAGTTCTCGCGGCTGGCACCAACGTTGTTTACGGTGGTGGCGGTTCGACGAACCCATCAAGCCGCGCAACGGTTGAGGCCGAGGACATCATCGAGGCCAACGACATCCGCAAGGTTGTCGCCCAACTCCGCAAGGCGAACGCAGTTTCGTTCGGCGGCATGTACATGGGCTACATCCACCCGGACGTGTCGTACGATCTCCGTCGCGAAACGGGTGTCGCCTCGTGGCGTGACCCGCACGTGTACAGCGATCCGGCGAACATCTACATGGGCGAAATCGGAGCCTTCGAAGGCGTGCGTTTCATCGAGACGCCGCGCGCGAAGAACTTCGAGGATGCTGGTGCGTCGAGCACTGTCGACGTGTACTGCACCCACATCATGGGTCGCCAGGCACTCGCCAAGGCACACAGCCTCACCGATGGCAATGGACCGTTCCCGCGCGTCGTGCGTGGTCCAGTGACCGACACCCTGTACCGCTTCCAGCCGATTGGTTGGTACTGGTTGGGTGGCTACGGTCGATTCCGCGAGGCGTCGCTGCGCCGCGTTGAGTCGTCATCGAGCATCGGCTCAAACTGAACTAACTAGTTCAAACGAGAGCGGGGCCGGGCACAATCCCCTGGCCTGGCCCCGCTTCGTGTACAATTTCAGCGTGCCAACATTTGTTCCGCCGACGAGCAACGAAGTAACTTCGGTCCTTCCGGAGACAGATGGCATTGCGTTGTTTTTGTTTCGCTTTTATGCGCCGCAAGCACGCGGCAAAAACGTGTTCAAACTAAACGACGGCACGTATGTCGAAGATGATCCCGCAGAATTTGACACAATTGTCAAGACGTACCATGGCGGGCACATTCACGAAATAACCGCGCAAGAAGCATCCGATCTGACTGCAGCGGGATACGGAGCATACATTTCATGAGCCTTCAAAAAGAACTGAACAGGCTTGCTGGCACATCCGGGAAGGACGCACAGGGGGCGGCAAACATTCTTGCTGGCACCTCTGGCGTCGAATTGCTTGGCGCACTGAACACAATTGCCGGGACCTGGGGCAAGGGCATTGTCCACGTGATGGCCCTCATTGCCCAGCAACAGGGCGGCGGCGACGAATTCAGCATCAGCGAAGAAGGGTACGTAGATGGGCTTGATCCGCAAGGGGCCATAGAATCAATCCCTGATGGGTCAATCATTGTTGGTGGACTGAACACCCTGATTGTTTCGTTCAACTCCGCCTATACTGGCAAGTACACACCGTTTAGGGACGCTGCAGGAACCTTCTACTAAAAGAAACCAGGGGACATGAAACACGCAGAAACGCACCCAAGCCTTGACGTCGACGGCTGTTTTGCGTGTCGAGTTTCCCACGTTCGAATGTCCGGTGCAGCAATGCCCACGCGGCACAACATCTCGGAACTGAACGCAAAAGAAAAGCGTTTGGACAGAGACCTGGATGCGTATAAGCGCATCAGGAAGTCAGGGGGTCAACCCCAAGAGATAAACGGGTCCGCCCGTTTGGAGGCAACAGCAGACTAATGACCATCAAGTACAGGGGCGAAACCTTCGCCGGATACAACAAGCCCAAGCGCACACCCAATGCCAGCAAGTCACACGCAGTGCTTGCCAAGGAGGGAAGCAAGGTCAAGTTGATCCGATTCGGACAGCAGGGAGTCCAGGGGTCCCCAAAGAAGGAGGGCGAGTCCGCTGCGTATCGAAAGCGCAGGGAATCATTCAAGGCTCGCCATGCCAAAAATATTGCCAAAGGGAAGATGTCTGCGGCCTACTGGGCTGATAGAGTCAAGTGGTAAGCGAAAGGAACAAACATGCCCAAGGTTGGTAAGAAAGAATTCCCATACACGAAGAAGGGTATGGCTGCAGCCAAAAAAGAAGCGGCCAAGTCCGGCAAGAAAATGAAGTACGGAAAGAAGAAATGAAAAAGACTAAGAAGCCAGCCAAGGAAATGGCTGGCGCACCAAAGACCACAAAGCGCAAGTTGAGCAAGAAGACCGCAGCGCGCGCACAAGCCGGGAGTTACGCAGGCTACTAATGACTACAGTTGCGACTGTCCTCAACAGGGCATCGCGGCAGATGTTGGCAGGGGTCGTTGAAGAACGCAACAAACTGGCGTCGAGTGTCACGAGTAGCGACACGAGCATTGTGCTGTCTTACGATATTGGCGGCTTTCGTGCTGGTTCTGTATTCGAAATTGAATCAGAACTCTGTTACGTTTGGGAAGCAAACCAAGCAACAAAGACGCTGACCGTTGAGCGCGGATACGGTGGCTCAACGGCTGCTTCGCATGGGGCTGTCGTTGTCACCCTCAATCCGCGGTTCCCGCGCGTACTTTTGTTTGATTCTCTGAATGCAGAGTTGGATGATTTGTCATCAACAGCAAACGGATTGTTCAAGGTCGCATCGCTGAATATTTCGTACAACGGATCAGACCGCCAGGTCAATCTCACCGGCGCAACAAACGTAATAGATCTAATCGACGTTCGGTTGCGCTATCTTGCCGACGACTATCCGGTAATTCATGGGGCCAGACTGCAGCGCGATCTTCCAACGAGCGACTTTGCTTCAGGCATCTCCCTCGTGTTTGATGACGCAATCAGATCCGGCACGCTGCGCGTCAGGTACAAAACCAATTTCACCCGGGCAACACAAGAGTCGGACGATCTCACGTCAGTCTGCGGACTTCCATCAACCTGTGACGACTTGATTGAAATGGGCGTGATCATACGCGCAACTGCTGGTCGTGAAATCAAGCGCAACTTTATTGAGTCACAAGGTGACACCAGAAGGGCCGACGAGGTTCCACCAAATTCAATGCGTGACTCAATGACCAATATTGCAAGACTGCGCAGGGAAAGAATTCGCGCAGAGGTTGCACGCCTAAGGACTCAGTACCCAATCAAGTTTAGGAAGTAGCCGATGGCTACGCTCACGAGTTTCAAGGCTCCGTTCAAACCAGCCACTGCTTATTACACCGGCTCGGGCTCGACTCAACTCGTCCCAGACGTATTCCCCGTTGCCATCAATGGCAGACCATACATGGTTGATACCGCAAGCAATCAATGGTCCCGGGTGTTTGATGCGCGCGTTCGAGATTCGGTTGACCAATCAAGCGAACCTGGCGAATCGGCACTAAACCCGCAGGGTTTGTGGCGTCGTTCGCAATCGTCGTGGCATTACGGGGCTGGGCAGCAGTATTCGGATACGGCTGACGCTGAGGCGTACAGGTTCTACTCAAGCAAAGGTGTTGACCCGTGGACCAAGGGGCGTTTGTCGCTTCTGCGTGATACGACGAACGTGTATCCGACTTCAGGTACAAATCTGTATGCGGTGACTGCCGACGGCCGCCTGTATGGGACTGATGGGCAGAACGTGAAGTACACGACGGATTTCGTGACGGTTACTACGGTGACTGGCACACAGGCGTCAAACCTGTATTCGATTACGTCGGATGGCTACAACGTGTTCTATTCGTATGCCAACGGTGACATTGACCAGACAAAGGCGGACATCTCTACATCGTCTGCATACATCACGGGCATTGAGGCTGGCGTGCTGGCGTACGTAAGGGGTCGCCTGATGGTGGCTGGACAAGGTACCGATAAGCGCAAGATTTGGAACATCACCACTCCGGCGCAGTCGTCAGCAAACAACCCGTCTCCGCTTTACACGCATCCGAATACGAACTGGACTTGGGTTGGGTTCGCTGCTGGGCAAACCCACATCTACGCCGCAGGCTACGCGGGCAACACGAGCATCATCTACAAGACGCAAATCAAGGCTGATGGTACGTCGCTCGACATTCCGACCGCAGCCGCCGAACTACCCCTCGGTGAGATTGTTCGTTCCATCTACGGCTACCTCGGCTACATCATTCTGGGTACTGCGACAGGGTTCCGCTTCTGTTCAACTGACGATTCTGGCAATCTTACGGTCGGACCACTCGTGGAGACTGGGGCTGCGGTTGGCGCAATGGCGGGCATCGGCAAGTACATATACTTTGCTTGGTCCAACTTCGACTCAACCTCGACGGGCATCGGGCGTATGGACATCTCGGTGTTCATTTCCACGAACCAGCCCGCGTACGCAACCGACCTGATGGCTACCGCCCAGGGTACGGTGCAGGCAATCCATGAGTTCCAGAACGATGTACTGTTCACGGTGTCTGGCGTCGGCGTATTCAAGCCGCACGCCACGAACCTCGTGTCGTCTGGCTATCTGCGGTCAGGTATCTACCGTTGGGGTGTACCAGACCCGAAGATCGTGGCAAAACTGGATCTCCGTGCCCTTCCACTGGACGGATCAGTCACACTGTCCATATCGAATGACGGTGAAGATTTCCACGAGTTCACCGCATGGGCAACATCCAACCAAAAAGAAGCAACCGTTGAGGGGCTTGAAGACAAGGCCTTTGAAGCCGAAATAAAAGTTACGTTGGAAAGAAAGTCCACCGACGCAACGGTTGGCCCCATTCTTACCCGTTGGATGGCAAGGGCATTCGTTGCCTCGCTGCGCAGCCAGATTTTCACAGTTCCTTTGTTGATGCATCACAAATTGCAGGTGCTTGGTAGGGAGTATTGGCAGGACGTGGACAAAGAACTCACGCTTCTACGGGATCTGGTGGACACCCCAAGGGTTATCACCTATCAAGAAAACCAGGAGACGTTCCCGGTGGTGGTGGAAAACGTCCAGTTCAATGTGCGCCACATTGGGGATTCGCACAAGGAAAACGACCAAGAAGGTACAGCCATAGTGGTCATGAGATCCGTGCGCTGATGCTATGATGGTGTCCAAATGGCAGCAGTAACACGCAGACAGTACAAGGGAGCATCGGCCCAGACGACGATCACGAACGCTTTGTCCGCGGGCGACACGTCTGCCACATTGGCTGCCACCACTGGTTGGCCATCGACCGCATCCGTTCCTTTCTATGTCGTCATTTCGCCAGGAACATCCTCCGAGGAAAAGTGCACCGCAACCATTTCTGGTTCCGTGCTTACGCTTACCCGCGCACAAGATGACACGACCGCTCAGTCTCATTCATCTGGGGCAACGATCTATCCGGTGTTTAGTGCGGATGATGCCGATGAGGCAAACTTTTTGGCTTCGCGTTGGACCACCAAGGGTGACCTTGTTGCGTTCAATGGCACCGATGTTGCTCGTCTTGGGGTGGGTACAAACGACTACGTGCTGACGGCTGATTCGTCTGCTTCAACTGGTTTGAAGTGGGCTGCGATTCCTGCTTCGGTTGATATCATTCAGATTCAAGTATTCAGTTAGGACAAGAGCATGGCTACATTCACAAAAAAGAAACTGTCTAATTCAACGGATGGTAAAGCGATCAAGGTGACGGGTACGTCTACGTCTACGACGGTGACGGTGCATACTGCTGTTGCTGGTACGACTGTCGGCACGTTTGACGAAATCTGGTTGTATGCGAACAACACGTCTGCGTCGAGTGTGAAGTTGACGATTGAGTGGGGTACTGCTACTGCGGCTGATGGGAACATCGAGTTGACGGTGTTGCCTGAGGCTGGTTTGGTGACGGTGATTCCTGGTTTGGTGTTGCAGAATGGGATGGTTGTGAAGGCGTTTGCTGGTACGGCTGACGTTATTTTGTTGACTGGGTTTGTCAACGCG